AAGGTTACGGAAGCGAGGTCTTTACCTGTTCCAGCGGATATATCCAGCGCGGTTTGCAATAAAGATTGAGACTCGGTAGCCGATCGAGTTGCTCTTGCCAAGGTAGCGAAGGCTGGTTCTAATTGATCTTTGGTAATGCCATAAATTTCTGAAAGTTTGGTAATGAACTCTGTGCTTTGAGTAATGGCGTTAGCCAAGCCAAGGTTAGCCAAAGTCATGCCAAATTCGGCGGCTGCCTTTTGATCAGCTGCAAAAGCATCGACTGTGGCCTTGCCAAATGCCAATACTTTATCTACGGCAAATACGCCGACTAAACGCTTTTGTAATTTATTAACTACACCTTCAAAAGCCCCAAGTTCAGTAGTGGCTTTGTTTAATCCTCTAGCATCATAAGCAACGCTTAGTGGAATTAATAATCCTTTAACGGCTGCCATTAGATTGCATTCTCCACTTCCGCGCAAGTCTTATTTACTGCATCGATAATTACGGCCTTAACTTTGCCATCGTCTTTGTTTACGGCTTTGTAAAGAACGCGACCTACTGAGCGTGGCCCAGTTCCTACACGATAAAAGCCACCGACGGCAGCGGCAATAGCAGCGATAAAATGTGCGCCAGCGTTCTTGTTATTAGATTTAGAATTAGGGTTGCCGTTAGAATTTTTACGGCCAGCAGTTTCAATTATTGATCCGGATGCTGAGAAGTTAATCATTGAATATAAAGCCACCCATCCACGCGAGTTAAGACGGCGTGGGCTGGTTGAGTAACTTATGCCACGCTTTGCAGCTGTTAATTCATAAGTCGGAAAGGCACGAACCCTAGAAGTTCTAGATTGAGACTCATGGGCTGGATGAGTCCAGTTTGATAAGCCAGGAATACTTGCTGGTAAATATGTTTTTGCTTCATTAGCAAGGGATTTAAGAGCAGGGCGAATTTCCTTGTTCATTTGCTTATACAGATCCGGCGAGAATTTGCGCAACGCTTTTAGAGTGCTATCTAAGCCTTCTATTGCGTTCGGCATTTTCTTCCTGAATCCTCGCTCTATCTTTTAAGACCGCCTTCATGCTTTTAAGCATGTCGGGATCCATCTCTAAAAAATACTGTGGCGCGATGCTAGTTGCTACAGATAGGGCTGCTATCTCATAGTGTCTAGTCTCGCGCGTTAGCCATTTGGGGAATCATCCACCAAAACTTCGACAAGCTGTAAAGTCTCTAGGAACTTTTCCCCAAAAGGTGGAACTGTCTCACCATTACGGCGTAAACATTCCCACGCAAGCCAATAAACATCTGATTGCTTTTCATTATCGCGAAAGGCTTTCATAAAGCCAACCTTGGCGTAATTCTCAAAAGCGTATTCGATCACCGGGGTTATGGTGTAATCTGCCACATCCCCGGAAGCCTTAGTGATGCGAAGTTTAAGCATTGGATCTCCTTTAGAANGNNCCTGTGTTTGTNATTGTTGTTACTGAGTTTACAGTAAAGGTTACGCTTTGGGTTGATAATTCTGANACTTTACCATTGATGTCGGTTGTCTTATTAACCAAAATGCTCATTGAGTAAAGAGGGTTGGTTGCTGAGACTGCGGCAGTCTTATCTTGAAGCATAACCAAAGTAACTGTGGTTCCCCATGCAGCTTGTAATGTAGGAAGAACTGAAGCGGTTGCTTCATCATTGAAGAAATCGATTGTTACTGTTGATGCTTCTAGACCCTTAACGAAGCGGTGTGAGAGATCACCCATCGCTGAGACTTCTAATTCATCAAAGTTACGAGTAAGAGTTACTGCTGATACATGGTCTGATAGATCAATGCTATTGATCTTAACGCCGACCTTATTATTTAGAAATACTGACATCTGTTGCTTCCTCTACTTTCTGGGCTGGTGCTGCTGACTTTGTTGCTGGTGCTTGGATTTGTCCAATCTTAATTAGAAAGGCCAAATCCTCTGGTGAGAAATCACTCATGATTAACTCCAACTGGTTAGGATAGATATGGACAATTCCGAAGCCAGCATTTGACCCTGATCGACGGGTAATGTCGATGGCGCGGTAAAATTGCCAAATCGGAAAACTAGATTTGATTCTGAAAGCTTCTTAAATACAGCCACTAGGAATGACTCGATACCAGCCAAATTTCCTTGGTTATCGAATAAAGGCACGATTGCACGAATACGAAAATTAGCCAATGGTGCGATAGATTCCCATGCGTTATTGGTTGGTTCTAGATATGGATCGTCTGCATGGATCTCTACTGAATTCGCGGTAGGTGAGGCCGGTGGAAAGGAATAGACCGACCACACCCCCGGATTATCTAAGGCAGCCGCGATCGCTGAACGGAGCGATGTAATGGCGGTCATTAGCCAACCATTCCGCGTGGGCTTAGATATGGCGCAAGTAATCCTCTAACGCGAGCAATAAGAGTATTGCCCATGCGATATGGAGACATAGTTCCATCCGGAGATACACCACCAGCATTTGATTGCTGACGGCTCTGCCAAATATCAATAGCGACTTCAAGAGATGCTTCTCGAATTGCTGGTGTTACTGAGTAATCGATACCAGTAGCGGTTCCGACTGCTACTTTGCCATAAGGAATAATAAGATGATAATTCTCATCACTTGATGTTACTGAAAATTGAATAATAGAAAAACCATAAGGAAATTGTGAACGGCTATATGGCCAGTATGGATACCAAGGCATCGATGAAGATCCGGCTGTCCAAGGGTAAGTTCCCGTAATTGTGTGTGTGCCGTTATATGGAGCGCCACAGTCTGAAATAGTTACGGATTGACCAGTAACAAAAGCTGGATTTGCGCTAATAACTACAAATGATGTGTTGGAGTAAGTTCCAACGCCTACTACTGGATATGAGTTAAACCAGAGTTGTCCTTTAACAATATCTTCAGCTGCTTGGCATGCTTGATCCAAGGTGCTGTCATCATAGAGAGAACCAATGCCAAGAGCCGAACGGAGTTCCGCTACTGTTACATAAGTTGCTGCCATTATTTCCTCTCTGATGGGATCATCCCCGGGGTAAGGCTTCTAAACTCCGGGGTGATCGAACTAGTTGCTTATACTAGGTTGAAGCGACGAACACCAGCAGGGATAAGCACCTTGCCAGCGCCGTATCCGTAGATAGCGGTCTGAACTGCCATGTTACCTACAGCATCAGCGACATGGTTCACGCTGAAGTAAGCTGTTGGTGATTCCCACCAGTAAACAGTTTCTGGAGCGATGATAAATGCTGATTCATCGACTAGACCAGAAGTAACATTCTTATCAACATAAAGATCAAGTCCTAGAACATTACCCTTGATTGATGTTGGAACAGATTGTCCGGCTGCGTTGTAAGGTGAGATCGCGTTGTAAATTGGGCGACCTGTTGTATCTACATAACCAAGAATTTGGCTCCACCAGTCGGTGTTGGTTACGATGTTTTGTGCGAAGTATGAAGAACCCTTATAAGCGTTTGGTGCTTCGGTTGATACATAGGAGATCAAGCCAGCGTTAGAAGCTGCGACACCTGCGGCTTGTGTTCCTTGTGCAGCAAGGATACCAACAAGTGCTGAGTCAGTTGCTAGGCGGTATGCGCGCTCTAGTTGAATTGCTAGTTGATCGAAAAAGATTGGATCAGAACGCTCTAGAAGTTCCAATGTGATGGTCTGTTGTCCAGCATACTTGCTGATTGATACTGACTCATAAGCAGAAGTCATCGGAGTATCTGAAGGTGCTGAGTTTTCACCTGTTGCAGCTACTGTTGGAGCAGTTGAAGATCCGCCACCTGCTGAAGTAACAAGTGATGGGATGTTCATGGTCATACCTGAAGCAGGTAGAGTTCCACGAGATACTGCATCGATCGCTGGGCGACCGAAGTTGGTGTTAGACACGAATTGTGTTAAATATTGAATTGGGTTGAAAGCAGGGTTTGTAGACATTGTATCTGAAGCTGTAATTGTTGGATCTTCAGAAGCTGCAATCCATGACTTTGATTCATCGTTTCCGAAAGATGCGCGAACTTTGTGTTCTACATACTTACCCATTGAGGTAATTCCATGACGAACGCGAGTTGTTCCATCTCCGTAAGATGCCTTGATTGTTGGGCGTGAGGCTTCTGCTGCGGGTGCTGCTGCTGCCTCAGTTGTTGCGGCTGATGTGGTTTCTTCCACAGTTGCCTCACTTTCTGGTTGGGTTTCGGTTTCCTCTAATGCTTTTTCGACATCCTGAATGTTTTTCAAGGTTTCGACTGCATCAGAAATCTGTTGTATAGCAACATCTTCAGCGGTTTCAAGCGCATCTTCCATTGCTTCTTCAGCTGCGGATTCGGCAGCTACTTTGGTTACGCGAGCATCAGTAAATGCCGGTGATTCCACTAGCGACACTTCTTTGAGAACCGCTGCGGTTACAATAATTGTGCCGTTCTTCATTTCGCGTGAGTTAATAACATCAACGCCTACTGAAAGACCATCTACGAGTCCTTCTGAGGCCATTAAAAGGTAATCTGTGCCTTTAGATGCCGCTGTTACTTTGAAAGTGCCTTGGATTCCATCGGCAGTTTCATTGAAGGATTGAGCGCGACCAATCGGATCATTTGAGTTATGTTGCGCTAGCAATTTAATTTTCGACACATTAGGTATCTGAATTGAACCGCGCTCAAAGATAACTTTACCGACATTGGTATTGCCAATCGCGCCGAAAGGCACAATCTGACCTGAAATAATTCTGCGTTCTGTATCCGCTGCTTCGATTGCGCAACTAAATGTTAGATGAGTCAGTTTCGCCATCTCCTTCCGGTGCCAAATCTTCCATTTGCTTGGCTTGGTCTAGTGTAATTAATTTAAGAGCCAGTAATTGCTCTACTACTTGAAGTCTGGTCAGCGCATCTGCGCGAAGGAATGTTTCATCAACAGAGAAGCGAACTACTGATCCTCTAGGTGTCAAATCATCCAAAGATAGGCGCGCTTCGATCGCTGAAATAAATGGTTGCAGGGTATAAGCCAAGAATTCCTTGCGAGCATCCAAAACATTTTGATAAGTGTTTGAACGCATGACTTCAGCGTTAATCATGTGTGCAGGAACATTACAAAGACGAGCAATTTGCGCTGCTAAAAATTGGGCNGCTTCGTTATACATCATGTCTTTAGGNGANAATGATGTNGCTACATAATCCAAAGTGTTTGTCAAATATGCAGTCGCACGATTTTGACGAGCGTTTTTCCAAGTGTTTAGAAGTCCTTGAACCTTGTCATCTGGCAGATCAGCGCCATTGTTTTTAATGTATCCGGAAGGTTGTGGAGTTTGAGAAGCAACATTTGTTGCGCGTTCAATATCGATTGCTGATTGAATTGTGCGAGCGCCAGTTAAAAGAATACCTTGATCCATCGCTTGAAATGTAATAAGCGATCCAACGCCTGACTCTGGAACGCGTGTTCCATTAATCATGTAATAATCGATCTCTGAAGAATCTTCAGTAAATTTTGCAGAGATGCGATCGTTCTGGATCCATTCAAAGCGCGCTGGTCGCTTATCATCTGCATAAATTTCTTCTACGCGCCAAAATGCTTGGCCATACATAAGAAGTGAATCAACTGTCCAAGCGATTGTAATTGGAAGTGATGCGCGAAGGTCTGGTTGCTTTAACCAAGAAGGTGCAGCAACTTCCTCACCTGTTGAAAGTGAATAAAGCTCTAAAGGAATCGACGCAATAGTATTACAAATAAGATCGCGGCATTGACGAACTGCTGGAACTGAAATAGCGTTAAGTCGGTTGATAGAATTCGCATAATTGTTCCAGCCACCAAATCCGTAAGTTCCCCAACCATAAGAATATGGCGAGTCATAAATTGCTGGATTTACCTGGGCTGTAATTCGAGCCGGTGCAGCTGCTTCAACTTGTGGCTGACGGCGAAAGTTATCCAGAAATCCCATAGATGAATATTATACCATTTGACAAGGATTATACAATTATGATATTTGGTGTCGTTTGTGGTTTTGATAATTGATGAACCACCATCGCTAAACAGATCGCGCCAGTAACATCACCGGCAGACTTGCGCCGGATAATACGCCAGCCAGCATCATTAGTTTTCATGGCGCAATTATTAAGATGGGTAACTAACTCCGGCTGACCGCTATGAACTAGCTTCATATTGACAAAAGCATCGAGCAAATCACCGCAAGCTTGATAAAACTGTTGGCCAGACACATCTTCACACATCACGCCACTAGCGATCAACTTGTCAGCTATAGATTGCGTGGCATATTTGTCATAAAGCAGCATTTGTGGATGGTATTTGACTACCCAGTCTTGGATTTCTCTAGCCATTTTGAGATCATCTATACCGATCTCACTAGTCCACAGCTGCATAATGCCGACACCGATTTTGCCATCCGGCATAATTTGACCAGCCACCAAAGCCCCAGATCGCTTACTAGGCGATACATCGATGGCAAAGATTGTGGGTTGTCCAGGTGGTAAAACTAAGTGTGAGTCGCTGGTTGCTTCAATAGATCCGACTGGCCAAGGGCTTTCAAGGGATGCAACCCATTGGCATAGTAATTCTGTTCTTGTTGCCTCGATCGAGTTAGTCGCTACCGACTCTTCCAGAACTTCCTCTGTAATAGTGTAGCCCAATGCAGGATTAGCCATAGCCCAAGCATCTCGATCCCCAACCTTGCAATGTTGCGGAGCGGAATATTCGTACCATCCGAAAGTTTCACTAGGATATTGTAATGCTCGCTCTCTTAAATCGTTTAGAACTTCACTAAAAGCATCTCCGGCGTTTGATGTGGTTATCGTTTGAGCATTTGGCCTAGCGCGCGTTACTGGGCGCGCTGCTGTCCAAGCATCTTCAGTAATTTCACGCAACTCATCGACATAAAGTAGATCGGCGGTCTTACCGCGCATGCCATCTCTTGTAGCTGCACAGATTTCATATCTGCCACCATTTAAGAATTCAATTCGCTCTTGGCCATTAGCCAGTCTCGGCTTAGCTCTTAACATCTCTTTCAAAAACTCATTTGACTCGATCGTGTAGGCAACTTCTCTAAAAGTATCCAGCGCCATGTTGCGATTAGAGGACATGGCCACGATTCGTTCACCTTGTATTAACCCATAGATGATCCGCATCCGCGCTAGGTGGGTCTTCCCATTTTGGCGAGCTACTAAAACACCAATGGTCTTTCGGCGATACATTCCTTTTGCATCTACCCTCATCATGTCATCGAGAACGAACTTTTGCCAAGGAAGAAGCGGCATACCAATACGCTGAGCCAATTCAGCGATCTCATCGCCTTTGGTTTGACCCTTAATAGCCGGTGTCATAATCCTAGGCTTGGTGTGGCCTATGCGTGGTTTTCTCTTTCGAGACTTGGGTGCGGCTATCTCAAAATCCCCACGAACGGCCAGTTCCATTCCGGTCGAAGTCATTAGCGAGCCGATTCAATACCGCGTAAAAAAGGACTGTCTGGGATGGTGCTTTGTGT